TAGATTTTATTTTGCTTCTGGTGATAGAACTATATATGAGGGTGGAACTACTGCGCAATATGTCCACGAATTTCGAACTCATGATGATATTGCTAGATGGCTCATGGCGTATTCTGGTAACTTCTATGCCAGTGGAGATATTATATCTCAGTGGTCAGACAGAAGAATGAAAAAAAATATTGAGAAAATATCTGACTGGAGAACAATTCTAGAAAACATCAACGGTTACAGATTTCAGTGGAATGAGACTGGTAAAAAGATCATGTCTAGAGATACTGATACTATAGAGATAGGATTAATCGCCCAAGAAGTTAAAGACGTCTTACCTCAAGGTGTGGCGATAAATGAACTACAGTTTAAAGATAGAGGTGTGCCAAAAGATGGTATAGATTATGATCCTGAGAATCCATACTTATCGGTAAAAGAAGAAAAACTAATTCCAGTTCTAGTAGAAGCTGTAAAGGCACAGATGGCTAAAATAGATGAACTAGAAGAAAAGATAAATAAATTAGAGGCTCTAATATAAATAGAGTAAAGGAGATTCTAGAATGGCTTATTATATTGGAAGTACGAACGTTGTTAGTGCGCTTGCACTACAATCTGTTTCAGTTTATTATTATGGTGATGGTTCTCAGACTCTAGCAAATGGCCAAAGAGTGCAGACAGTATACCAAAGTGGATCAGCAGTGGTTGTTGGAATAAATAACGACTGTAACTGCAGATGCAATTGTTGAGGTTTAAATGACACCTATCACATTATATAACTACTGGGTAAATACTGGTACTTATTTACCTTCTCAACAAATAATTGTCAATCAGATTGATGATGACAATCTTTCATTAATAGTACATACAGATCTTACTAATCAAGATTCAACAGTTAAAGTAGACAATCATTTAGAATATAATATTAATTTTTCTGATTTATTAAATTCAAATGATTGTCAAAATGGTATTGGTATATGGAGACTTCATGGTTTTCATAGAGAAAAATTTGCTAAAGAACAAATACCTATTACTACTACTCCATTACAAAATGAATTAAAAATATATTATAAAGATGGATTTAAACCAACAACTATTGCTGATATGAATAAACCAGAAGGTATGTTCTTTAGAGATAAACATAAATTTGGTTTATTATTTTTATCAAAAGAAGAAAAAATATTATCACTTAGAACATATATATTATGTCAAATACATTCAAACATAAGATTATTAAAAAATCAAGATTTTATATCTGCAAATTTTGATTTATTAAATGGTTATTTTCCAATGAGATCTTTAGAAGAAATTAGATCTCCAAATATGCATCCTACTACTATACCAAGACCATTTAAATTAACATATACAGGTCCAACTGAGATTACAGGTAATGCTCCAATTAATATTACATTTAATGTTGAATTTCAAAATTTAGATCAAAAACCATGGTGTTATGGCGATTATAGTAAATTATATGCAGATACTGATAAAGGCAAAATAGATAATTCATGTAAAATAGTTAACAATTCTGGTTCTTTTTCTTTTGATCCTTCTACAATGAATATTGGTGATACTGTAAATATAAGAATTGGAGCACATTGGTTTTACATTTCAGAGGTGTTTCAAATAACTAAAACTGCGTGAGGTTAATATGTTTAAACTTGAGTTGGTGGAAAACGCTCTTGCAAATCCTGTTTATTTTTTCTATGATCCACATACATCAACTATCATTGATGCAGATGGTAATGATATTATAAGTCAATATGCTGAAAAAACAAATTTATCTATTATTAATAAAATTTCACCAGAAAATCCTGGAATAAAAAGTCATAATATTAAGACTTTAAAAATACAATTAGGCATGGGTTGTAATTATTCATGTTCGTATTGTAATCAAAAAGAAGAAGTTAAATTTGGATCTAAGACTAATATTAGAGATGCCGAAATTTTCTTATCTAAATTAGACAGTTGGTTAAAATCAGAACCAGAATATATTGAATTTTGGGGAGGAGAACCACTATTATACTGGAATAAAATCAAGTTTCTTCTTGAAAAACTATCAGAGAAATTTCCAAAAACAAAGTTTCTAATTATAACAAATGGTAGTTTGATTGATGATGAATTTATTGAGTATGTAGAAAAATATGATGTTAATGTGGCAATATCTCATGATGGTCCTGGACAACATGTCAGAGGTCCAGATCCATTTCAGAATTCAAATCAATTTGAAATGATTAAAAAATTATACAATAAAAGAAAATCTAAACTGGTTTTTAATTCCGTTCTAACTCCTGATAATTTTGATATAGAAAAAATAGTAGAATTCTTTAAAACAAATATAGATGATAATGTGATTGTGAACTTAGAAGGTATTGTTGTTAATTATGAAGGTGGAGAAAATAACTATTTTACTGAAGAACACTATGAGCAATTAACACTTAGTGTTTTTAAAGCCGCAATACAACCAAAATTAAAATTACTGCCATGCTTTGCAAATAAAATAGATAATTTCATACAGTCATTATACAATAAAACACCTTCTGAATTTGTTGGGCAGAAATGTGGTATGGACAGAGAAGATAATATTGCTGTTGATCTACTTGGTAATGTTATGACTTGTCAGAATACAGGAGCTCTTGGTCGTCATAGAATTGGAAATATACAAGACTTTGATAATATCAAATTAAATACTTCCAAGCATTGGTCCCATAGAGATGAATGTTCAGAGTGTCCTGTTCTTCAACTTTGTGCTGGATCATGTATGTTTTTAGAAGGAAAAGAATGGTATCATTCTTGCAATAATGAATACTATTATAATATAGGAATTCTTGGTGCAGCATTATTCCATTTGACTGGTTTAATACTAACAAATGTACATGGTAAAATAAGAAGACCGGATCCAGAACAATACGGTATATAAAATATGTTAGTAGGAATGCCATGGAAATTAGTATCAATAGAAAATTGGAATCACCCACGAGGTCAAAAAATGGCTATTATAGAAAAAATGTGAAGATAAAATGTCAACATATCTTGAACTAGAAGGAAATGAAATCTGTCATGAACTATGGTCAACACCAGTAATTATAGCAAGACCATTTTCAAATACATTCTTAGAACAACTTAAAAAAGATATTATTCCGATTATGAATGGTCCTGGTATGTATAATCATAATGACCTATGGAATTTATCAGAAGAATGGACTTCTAAAGGAATAACACTACCAGATACTATGTTAGAAGTAAAAGAAAAAATAGTAGAGCTTACTGATAAATATTTTAGGCCACATTCAGAACAACCATTACCTAAGATTAGAGCTGGTAAAGGTTATTTTAGAATAACAAAACCAAATTTTGAATATAAAATTTCACCGCATAAACATTGTACGACATATGGTGTTGGCGTATATTATGTAAATGCTAAAAAGAATGAATCTGGAAATCTGGTAATAATGGATCCAAGAGGTGGTGTTAATTGGGTTAATCAGTTTAGTCCATATAAAAGAATACCAGTTGAAGAAGGAATAATGGTCATCCATCCTGGTTATCTTCTACATTTTGTTGAACCTGGAAATATGAAGACAACAGATTATGGTGATAGAGTTTGTATCGTATCAGCCATACATAGAAGCTATGATGACTTTCTTCAAACTTTAAAAGAAAATGAAGAAGAACTTAATGCCTTTGGCGCTAATGGTGTTACCAAAAAAGAACAAATGATGGGAAAATAAACTATATAAATAATCACTATATAGTCAAAAGGAAAAAAACTATGGAAAAAAGACACGTTAAATGGGTAATCGCTCACGAACCGATCGATTATTTCGTAGCGGTGGCTCAGAACTTTGCTAATGAAGTTAATGAAAAAACTAATAACATGTTTGAAATTGAAGTTCTTTCATTGACTGATTTTTCTAAAAAATATCATGGTGGAAAAACAATTACTAAATATGACTTAATGGACCTTATTAATAATGGTACCATTGAAATGTCACATATCTATACCACTTGGTTAGCCGACTATAATCGCAATCTTCATGCTCTTGACCTTCCATTCTTATTCCGCGATCATGCTCATGCCGATCGTGTTCTTGAAGGTGGTATTGGATGCGCCCTTTTAAGTGGTGTTGCAACTAAATCAAACATTCAACCAATGTCATATACTTATTCTGGTGGTTATCGTATTGTTCCTGCTAATTTTAGAGCAAATACTATTGATTCATGGCATGGACGTACTGTTCGTACCTCTCGGTCACCTATTGCTGTTGATGTATTTAAATTATTAGGTGCTAAACCAAAAGAACATATTCCATTAGAGACAATGAATGAATATGCTGACCGTGGCGAGATTGAAGCTGGTGAATCAACATATGTTCGTGTGTTTCCACTTAATCAGTATAAATCATTTAAGTATGTTAATGATACTGAACATAGCTTATTTCTGACTTCAATTATTATGAATAAAGATTTCTTTAAATCACATGATAGAGATATGCGTGGTATTTTTGCTCAAGCAGCTTATAATGCTGCTAAAAAAGAACGTAAACTTTCTGTTGAAGATATTCCAAACATTCTAAAACAATGTGAAGAAAATAATGTTGAAGTAATTCATATGAGAGAAGAAGAAAAAGAAAAGTTTAAACAAGTAACTTCACACGTTTATCGTATGTATAAAGATTATTTTACTCCAGGATTAGTGAATGCTCTAATAGGAGCTTAGTATAAGGTTATATTATGATATATGATGTCGATGTTGTTGATAATGTTATAGATCAACATTTACAAAAAGATGTATGGGAATATATACTTTCTCAGTCTTTTCATGCGACTAGAAAAGATGTTTCTTATCCAGATGTAGGAACTGTTATAAATTATGTTCCAAAAGAAAACAAAAAAGAATATTTAGATCAATCGATCCCTTCAGTAAATAATCAATATATGCATCGATGTGTTTTCTCTAAAGGTCAAAGCGATTTAAATAATCATCCAATAATCTTAAATCTTTGGGAACATATCAATAAACATTTTAATGATAGTTTTATTATAGGTGGAGATCCAGAAGGTATAGCTGATAATAACTTTAACTATGCTAGAGTATATGTAAATGCACAACCAGAAGAAACTATCAAAAGATCTCATGGAATTCATAGAGATACTATTAATCTAAAAGAAACAAGAAATTATACTTTATTATACATAGCAAATCCAGAATGGTATCCTACTTGGTTTGGTGAAAATATTTTCTATGAAGATGATGAAGATTCAGAAGATAAACAGCAATACCAAAAAGGATATGGTCAGTGCCGAGGTTTTGGTGTCGGTAATCCATTTTTAACAGTTAGTCCAAAACCTGGTAGAATTATATTATATGATGGACGAACTCTTCATACAACAAAACCTGTTGCTGCTTGGAGTCCAGAAATTCGATATGCTGTTGTATTTAGATTAAAGAAAGTTCTTTAATGAGTTTAGTTATTATTGATGATGTGATTAATAAAGAATTACAAGATGAAATTGAAAAAACAATATTTGGTAAAGATACTAAATGGACATTTGCACGTTCTGTTTTCTATGATACACATGCTGAAGTTACAGATGTACAAAGAAAATCTCTAATGTCATTTACAAAAGAATTAATAAATTTAGATACAATGGAACCAAGTGATGATTATTTTCTTTATTCTAAAATATTAGATGGTATTCAAAATAAAATTAATATTAAAATTAATGCAGTATTAAATGCAAGAATACAATTGCAATTACCACTTTTAACAGAAAAAGATAAAGTTTATGGTATACCTCATGTTGATGGTAGAAGAAAAGAAAAATATTATGTAGTGGTATATTATGTTAATGACGTAGATGGAGATACTGTTTTGTTTAAACAAACATTAAATAATGCTACACCACAAGATATAATAGATGGTAAATTAGATATAGCACATACTGTTTCACCAAAAAAAGGTAGAGCAATTATATTTGATGGTGATATATATCATTCAGTTGGAAAACCTAAGACTGATTTACGATGCATCATTAACTTTAATTATCTATGAATAAAATATATATTATTGATGACTTTTATGATGATGTGCAATCCATAATTAACATGGCCATTTGTGATCAACCTTCTCCATGTCCTGGAATGAGAAGTCATCATATTGATATTATAGATATGTCATTCTATAAAGCTTTTCGTAAAAAAATATTTGATTTACATAATATAGTAGATAATGGAAAATATGGACTTACAACATACTTTAATCAAATAACAGCATTTGATGAAGACATTCTAAATTATAACTGGCCACATATAGATGGTGATATAAGATACGGTGATACATCAATGACACCGGAAAATTATCATCAAAAGATTACTTTAGGCGGAATGATAATACTATGTGATATTGTAGATAATCTAAATACAGATTTTTGGATGCCATCATATGATATAGATAAAAATGAATTATTTAAACTTCTTTTATATGATTATATTGTTACAAGAGATCAATATGAAAATGGTCAACTAACATTAGATAAGTTTAAACAAAAATTTAATATATTTCATAACAAGTTTAAATTAGATATTTCAATACCTAATAAAAAAAATAGAATGATATCTTGGAATTCTGGATCAATAAGAGGTCAAAAAATGATATCTAAAAAACAAGTTATTAAATTAACTCATAATTTTTATATATATCCAAGACAATAAAATGAATGATATATCAATTATAGATAATTTTTATGAAAACCCTGAGATAATCATAGATAAAATAAATGGTGATTATCCTATTGTAGGTTGTGGTAGTGGCCGTAGAAGTATAGATTTACAACAAATTGATAGATCATTACATAATCAATTCTGTCAAAAGATTTATAGAACTCATGGTTTAAATCCATTTGGACTATGTTTATCTACTTTTTTCATGGAACATGAATATGATCCAATAGAAATATTCAATGAAAGATGGGTGCATATTGATGGTAAGAATCCAGATACTTGTTTAATGTCTATGGAAGAATATAAGTTAGTATTATGTGGTCAAATATTTCTAACACCAAATCCTGATCCAAATGCAGGAATTAAAATATGTTCATTGAAACCAGAAGTTAACTGGTCTGAAAAAGAATTATTAGACAAAACAGTTAATTTTTATACTAAACCAAAAGAAGAATATTACGCAGGAAAGATTAATTTAGAAGAATATACAAAAATACATACTAATTATCATAATAATTTTGAATTAACATGTGAAATAAAAAATGTATATAATAGAATGGCATCATGGAAAGGAAAAACTTTACATGGTGATCCTATGACTAAAAAAATGAATAAACGTCTTAATCAATATTTTTTTGTACAGAGGGTCTAATGTTCTTCAATGATTATCCAGAATTTATAGAATTAGATCCTAGAAAAAATAGAGATAGATTAAAAATTACTATAGAATCTTTATCAAAAAGATGTTCTGCAATCATACCTTTTACATTTATACAAGAAAAAACAGTATTGGATTTAGGTTCAGCTCTTGGTGCTATGGGTCATTATGCTCTATATGGTAATAGTAAGTTTTACACTGGTGTTGAGATTCAAAAATCTTATAGAGATAAATCAAAAAAACTATTAGCAAAATATCATACAAACTTTCAATTATTTGAAACAATAAAAGATATATCAGAAAAACATGATATTGTTTTAGCGTGTGGATATATTCATGGAACTTTTGATTTATTTGGTATATTAAAAAATATATGTGAATTGTCAAATGAATATGTTATTATAGAAACACACGATCCAAACTTTGGTAATAATCCACAAATTTCTTTTCACCAAGGTAGAATGGTTAAAAATAATGGTGGAGAAAATTATTTAGATCATTTTGGAATAGAAACATTACCAAATAAACATGCTATAGATTTAATTATGTCCATTTATGGGTTTAAAGTTGATGAAAGAATATATCCAGAAAAGATTATAGAAAGCCATGATGCTTATAACACATCTAGTATTAATAATCGATTTATTTGCAGATATATTAAAACAAATGAAAAAATAATAACACTTGAGGAATCTATATGTGGCAATTTAATCAATTAATAGCTGAAAGATTCCAACATGAAGCTGAAACAAATATACCAGATTATGCAAGAGTAGTTAGTATATGTTTAAATTACGCTAATGAAATGTATAAAAAAGATATAACAATTATAGATGTTGGTAGTGCTTTAGGTTATACTATGAATACTTTTATCCAAGCAGGATATGACCAAGTATATGGAGTTGAGTCTAGTAAAGATATGTTGGATAAGTCTTTATATCCTGCAAATGTATTCTATACCAATGTATTTCCAAATATGAAATGCGATCTGGTTTTAATGAACTGGACTTTACATTTTATCAAAGAAAAAGAAAGTTATTTAAAGTCTATTTATGATCAATTAAATACTAATGGTACTTTAATATTAACTGATAAAACAACACAAATGGAACCAACTAAGAATTTATATTATCAATTTAAACATAAAAAGGGTGTATCATATGAATATATATTTGAAAAAGAAAAGATGTTAGAGAATGTTATATATACTAAAACTACTGAATGGTATTTAAAAGTTTTAACTGATATTGGTTTTAAAGTTGATATACTTAATGCTAGATACGGATTTGTAACATTCCTATGTTTGACTTAAATCATTTAGAAAAAGCAAAGAAATATTCCAGAATATCTGGCCCAATATATTTTACTCATTTCTTTTGGGCTATACATCTTTCTTTTCTTTTATTAATATGGTCTATTCTTATGCTTATTCATGCTTTTATACCACAATTAATTGGTTTTTATGTTATTGAGAAAATGGTTTGGTATATTAAACATCTTAAAGACTTACACCCAGATGATCCATTATTAAAAAAGGTGAAATTTGATTAAAGTTATTAATAATTTCTTCACAAAAGAAGAATGTCAAAAAATTGTAGAATCAATTATCTTTAAAAAAGATCATTGGACATATTATCCAACGCCATTAACTTTAAAAGAACATAAAGGCGCTTATATTTTAGGTAATAGTCTATATAGAAATTTATTAGCATCAAATTTTATTCCATCTGCTGGTAAAGTAAAATATGTTGATCAAAATATTATTAATAAAGCACATGAAAACTATTATAAAAGAAAAAAAGAAATAGAGGCAATAGAAGATAAATGGGTATTTGATTTATTGTTACAAAAGTTTAAAGAAAAATTGGATATGAATTGTTTTTATATGCATAATTTTTCAAAACCAGGATTTCCAATATTAACAGAAACATTGTCTAAAAGTTGGCATTATGATGATGAGAAGAAACTTTATCCATATAATAAAGAATTCCCAGACTATATAGATTTAACTTATTTTGATGAATACTCAACAATAACAATTATGTTAAGTAAAGGTGATTTCACTTTTGATTATTATGAAAACACATCAACAAAATATAATCAAAATAATACTCCTCCACATTGCAAAGATCATGCAATTGAAGGAATATGTAACAATTGTAACTTAGGTCAATATAAAACTATTAATTATGAACCTGGTGATTTAGTATTACAATTGGATAGAATGCTTCATAGAAGTGGAAAGTCTATATATAATCAAGATAAGTATAGAATAACAATACAAGGTCATTGTGTAAAGAAAGATAACAAATATTATCTCTATTGGTAAAGGGTTATTATGTTCAATTATCCTGCGTATAATAATGGAATATACTGTAAATTGGAAGATTTAAATATTTCAATTCTTGATTTTGGATTTATTCATTCTGATGCAACATATGATGTATTAAGTGTTAAAGATGGTAATATAGAAGATTTAAATTTACATCTAAATAGATTTGAAAATAGTTGTAAATCTTGGAGATTAAATCCACCATATAAAGAAAAGTTGATAGAAATATTAAATCAACTGGTTAATATATCACCAACAAAAGATCTATTATTATGGATTTGTGTTACTCGTGGTATTCCTAGTTCAGGTAATCCTAGAGATTTACAAAGTTGTACCAATAGGTTTTATGCTTATGTCAAACCTTACTATGGATTTAATGAGTCAAATGAAGCTACAGTTCTACTTGCCAAACAAAGAAGAAATACATCATTTAATCAATCAATGAAAAATTTTGCTTGGAATGATTTAAACTTAGCGCAATGGGAAGCTATAGATTTAGGCTATGATACGTCAATATTATTAGATGAAAAAGGATATGTTACTGAAGGACCTGGTTTTAATATTGGTATAATACTTGGTAATAATATCTATACACCTATACAAAATTGTTTAAATGGCGTAACAATGATGAATGTTGAAAACCTATGTAAAAATAAATATGCTTTCCATAGAATAAACATTCCAAAATATATAATTGAAAGCGCAGATGCTATGTTTCTAACATCTACAGCTGGTAAGATTATCAAAGTAACACAGTTTAATGATACAATATATGAAGAGAATGAAGTATTACAATGGATATTGAAAAACATATAAATGGAACTTATTATAAACACTATAAGTGTGGTGGTAGTTCATTATTATTCTTTTTACCGGGCCAATCATTAACTCCTAGAGCATTTTGGGATTTTAGATTACCAAATAGAAGAACTCATGCTGATTATTTTCTTGAAGCAGGTATAGATATTATTCTATTTGATCCTAAAGGATTTGGTAACAGTCAAGAGTTTGCTTCTTATGATCGTATTGAATATGCTAATCAAATTAATTATATCACAGATCAATTAGAAGATTATACTAATAAAGTAATTTTTGGTTTTTCTTCATCTACAGCACCAGCTCTTATTGCTGGTGAATATGGTTATTTCAACAAAACTATTATACACAGTCCTTGTATTCGTATTGAACCACACTTTTTAACTCAATATGATTTAATATTTAAATCAAATATAGAAATATTAAAAAAAGAAAGACTTGAAAAATATAGTGATAAATTAATACCAAGACCAAATAGAATATGTGGATGGGAAAAATCTATAATAGATGTAGTAGGACATGAATGGACGGCGCCAGGACAAGTTGTATTTGATATTAATAACTATACAACATATCATAATAATTTTGGCTTTAAACCTTCCAGAAATAGAGAGATACTAAGTATTATTGGTGAATATGATTATGAAATCACCACCGGTGGTTATAGTTTATTTAAAAACTTATTTCCAAACTATATAGAAAAAGTAATACCAAATAGTACTCATTTTTCTATGTGGGAAAATAATAGTCATTTAACAAGAAAAGCGATCATTGATTATGTCAAAGTATAGAATAATTCCTATTTTTCCTTCTCCGGTTTATGAATCAGATTTAGATGAAGATATTTTATTAAATGCTTTACCTAATCTTAGAAAAAAAATTGATGAAAATACACTTGATAAAACTATGGAATATTATAATAAAAATTATTATGATAGATATATATTAGAGAATAAAGATTATAAAGGTTCTGAAGAACAGTTTATTTCAGAACATACAGAATTTGTAGAATTTAAAGAAAGATATATTTTAGAATATCCAGAATTTTCTGAATTAAAAAAACATTTACAAGATCATATAGATTTTTATACAAAAAACGTTATTGGAGAAAAAAATAATCGATTTAGATTATATATTACTATGTCTTGGTGCACAGGATTATTACCAGGTGTCTCTCATCCAGAACATAATCATGTAAATTCGATCATATCTGGAGTATTTTTCTTTGATAATCCAGAAAATGCTTCACCTTTTACTATTACTAAAATGAATGATAGTACATTAATATATTTAAATCCATCACATCCTTCAAAATATACATCAAATGTAGAATATTTTGAACCAAAAAATGGAAAATTATTATTATTTCCATCATATTTAAAACATAAAGTTCCACCAAATGAAACTAATGTAAAAAGACAAAGTGTTGCTTTTGATACTTTTGTTGAAGGTGAAATAGGTTCGTGTAGAAATATATTAAAACTATCTAAAGTTCCTCAGAAGGGTTAAAATGTTAACCGAAAAAGAAATTGATGACTATCATGAATCTTTTTCTCCTTATTTTTTCAGAAGGAGATTGAATAATATTGTTATTAATAATACAATAAGTGTTCCTGTATTAATGCTAGCATCTAGTGGAAGAATTATTGGATTAGCAAAATTTTATGAAACAACAGAAGCATTTATTGATCACACAAAAATAACAAGGAATTCTCTTTATGTAGAAAATGAAAATATTATTAAAATTCCATATGAAAAAATATATAAAATTGTTTTTGATAAACCACGTCAAAGTTGGATTTTTGATACAAATATAAAAGATAAAAATGAATTATATGAATATATTTTAACTTCTCAAAAATTACAATATATGGATGAAATAATTCAAAATATTTTATATCAATCAACTGCTTTATTTAATAGATTACCTTATAATGTATATTCATTTATTGGAAAAATGTTTGAAGTTAATGAAATATTAAATAACAATCTAAACCAAGATGATTATCAAAAATATCCTATTACTTCTGCATATGCAAAAAATAGAAATATTGATTTATATCAGGCTGCAAGAGAAATAAAATTTAAAATATCTTGTGACTTAGTAACAGTTTCAGAATCTGAATCTATACAAATGGAATATGCTAATTTATTAAAAAAAGAAAAAGATATAAAAAATTTACCAATGATTTATCAAGATTTTGAAAATAAAATGTGGAACTATGCTAAGTTAGGTATATGATTATGAAAAAACTTATATATTATAATAGTATTGATATTTTTCGAAATCCCATCAATCAAAAGAATTTAGAATCAATACCTGGTGGTAAACTATTTTCAATGTTATTTCATATAGTGGGTGGAAACTATGTTTTTTATGATAGATCAAATTCAATAAAGATTCCATTAAATTATAAACTTTTATCACATTTGGAAATACCAAAGTATAAAAAGATAGATATTTCATTTTCTGAAATATGTGATATGCGATCTAAAGAACTTATGAAGCAAGCAATAAACACTAATAGAAAGATTGCTATTATGTATAGTGGAGGTATAGACTCTACTATGGTAGTTACTTCTTTTTTTAAAAACTTTCCAAAAACTATTATTAAAGATAATATATTATTATTAATGAATGAATTTAGTATAGGAGAGAATCCAAATTTTTATTATAACTTTATATCACCATATGATATAGAATGTATTCCATCTTCAAAATATATTAATTATATTGGATCAAAAAAATATATAGTTATTAGTGGTGAACAATCTGACCAACTGTATTTACCAAATTTTTCTTTAGATTATCTAAGAAATAGAAATATAAACTTTTTGTATAATTATGTTCAAGATGGGCCAATGATAGAACTTATTGATCATTTCTTACCAATATATAAAGATAAAAACTCAGCTGAAAATCTTTATTTTATATGGAAAAAAATATGTGATAATGCTCCTATAAAAATAGAAAATAATGCTATGTTTCTTTGGTGGATTATCTTTGCAACCAAATGGCAATCGTGTTATTTTAGAATGATTCCTTTTAGTAATAATGTTAATAAAATTGAATTTGAAATAGGTTATACATCTTTTTTTAATAATGATAATTTTCAATTGTGGTCAATGAACTCAATGCAAAATTTTAATATTGATAATTTTAAAGATATGAAACTAGAATCAAAAAAATATATATACAATTTTAATAAAGATGATGAATATCTTAAAGATAAAGATAAGTTTGGTAGTTTAAATACTCCAGTAAGAAGAAAAAAATTAGCAACAATGATTGATGAGAAAATGAATATATATAATGAGTATCCAACCGAGGAGTTCATAAACTATGATAATGACTTTAGAAAGTGAATATATTAGCACCGATAGATGGATGCTTAATATCACAAAGTTGGAGCCAAACGAAGTTAAAACATTTATACCATCTGGTACTGATTATATTCTTTTACGTAATGCTTCATATGAAGATGGTGCTACGCATATTAAAAATGCGTATGGCGCTTTTATGGTAGGTCAAGTATACACAATATCATGTGGACCGGATGCATCTGCTGTTATTATAAATTATCCTGGTTTACGTTTTAAAGAAAATCAATTCTTTATTCAGAATGAATTAGATATTGGTAATCTATCTTATATTGATGGTGGTACTAATACTACAGCAATTACTCCAGGTAGATTAGGAGATCCTGTAGTTAATTATGTTCATTTTCCAAAAGCTATGTATCAAACTTTACATACTCATCCTAGTCATAGAATAGGTCTTATTCTTAAAGGAAATGGAAAAATTGAATTAGATAATAATAAGTATCATAATGTTGTTGAAGGTGAAGCATTCTTTATGAGAAGAAACACATTACATAATTTTATTACTGATAATGAAGAAGTTATTCTATTTGTCTTTGCCCCTGATTCTGGCGATGGGCCTACAGATGAAATTAATCCATTAAAGATTAGAACATATATTGACCAACAAAGATAATTATTGTGTTTACTTTTTTTAAAAAGTATATTATAATATTATTGGTTAATAACCAATATAAACTTTATGGAGAAATAATATGTTTGATTTGAATAATAAGTGGACAGAACAACAAAAGCGCAGTTTTGTTAAAGTTGTGACTTGGCGTATCATTGTATCATTGACCAACTTCTTTGGTGGATGGATTGCATCAGGTAATCCATGGGTAGGTCTTGGTGTTATCTCTTTTGCTCTAGTAGTTAACTCCATCGCTTATTGGGTTCACGAAAGATTATGGAACCGTACCGATTGGGGAAAAGAAGTGAATGACGTTCAAAGTTCTACACTATAACGTTCATCTTTTATCTAATATGATAAAAGAAGATAGGGTGAATCAAATTTCACCCTATCTTAATATTGACTATAATAATATTTTTAAATCTTATAATCAATTTGGTTTAAATAGAAATCCAGTTTATGATAGAACTGGTAAAGTTCCTCATTATCTAATGATGTCTAATAAACATCCAATTCCTTCTTTTGATCTTTCTTTTAATAAAGATTTCTATTCTATATGCGAAGAAAGATGCAAAGAACTAGCATCAAAAAATAAACAAATAAAAGTATGTTGGTCTGGTGGAATTGATAGTACTTTTGTTCTTTTATTTTTATCTCAATATGTTCCAAAAGAACAGATCACGGTATATGGTACATATTCTTCTATTATAGAATCTGGTGATATATTTGATAGATTTATTAAGAATAATTATAATTATGAAATAAAAATATTTCCAACAAATATTATTAGAAGTAAAACAGAAGATTGTATTTGGGTTACTGGGTTTCAAGGAAACCAGTTATTTGGACCTACCGATGATTTCTTTGCTGAAGATAGATCTGTTGCTTTCTTTCACCATACACTAGGAACAAAAGAAACAATATATAAAGATTATAAGAAATATATAAATCAAGAATTAATAGATTTCTTAACACCATCTATAAACGCATCTCCAAGAAAAATAGAAACAATAGCAGATCTAAGATGGTATTGTATTTTCAATTTTGATTGGTATAATGGTATATATGAATTGTTATCAGAAATGGATCCAGAAAAGATTAAAACAGTTTTTCATTTCTTTGATACTGAAGATTTCCAAAAATGGGCAATACACACTAAAGATCCATGGACTAAAATTCCTGGTAAACCTAATACACATCGATGGCAAATGAGAGAATTCATATCAGATTGTGGTCTTAAAGATTATGCTAAAAATAAATCTAAAGCAGTATCTTGTCTATCTATCAATAAAGCAAATTGGATATTAATGCTAGATAATTTTAAAAATAGTTATGATATGTCAAAGTTAAAAATAAAGATTTCAATATGATTGATGAACCATTCATAGATAGCAATATATGGGAAATAAAACAATGGCCAATAATTGATAGTTTTATGTATCAATTAAACGATATATATTATTATAATTCATTAGTTAGTGATTTAGAAGATAAGAAACAATCAACATTTATACAGATACCAGAAATTTTGATTGGAAATAAAGAATATATATCTATTGTATTAGATAATAAAGATTTTATTATATCAAATAATATACCTATTTTAGAAAAAATTAATGATGAAACGTGGATCATAAACCTTAATTACTTTAAAGGCAGATAATATGTTTAAGATAGAATTAGTAGATAGAAATGGTCTAACTCATTACATTTCATATGATCCACATACTTCTACTCTATATGATGAGAATGGTGTGAATTTAGTTCAGAATATTAAAGAACACAATTATGAAGTTGCGACTAGAGTTTCTCCAGAAAATCCAGGTAAGAAAAGTAAAAAATTAAAAAAGATAAAGATCCAATTAGGTTTGGGCTGTAATTATTCTTGTTCTTACTGCAATCAACAAAAAGAAGTTAAGTATTCGTCTAAGACTAATATCAGAGACGCTGAAATATTTATGAATAATATTGATAGGTGGCTGGAAGGAGAGCCAGATAAAATTGAATTCTGGGGAGGAGAACCACTATTATACTGGAACAAAGTTAAATTTCTATTAGAGAAATTATCAGAGAAATTTCCAAAAACAGAATTCTTAATAACATCAAATGGTAGTTTAATTACAGAAGAAATAATAGAATATGTTCAAAAATATAATATAATTTTTGTGATTTCACACGATGGACCGGGACAGCATCTTCGTGGACCTGATCCCTTTGAAGACAAAAAACAATTTAATATGATTAATAAACTACAAAAATTAAGAAGAGGAAGAATGTCATTTAATGCCGTTCTAACTCCTGATAATTTTGATATAGAAAAGATAGTAGAATTCTTTAAGAAAAAATTTGATGACGAGAATGTCAGTGTAAATTTAGTTGGAATTGTTTATCATACTGAAGGCAGTAAACCATTTACTAAAGAACAATATGATAAATTAACAAATAATGTAGCATTAGCTGCAATGAAACCAAAAGAAAATATTTTACCTGTTTTAAATAATGCCATTAATAGTTTTGTAAATTCAATAGCAACGCAAAGACCATCTAGTTCTTTGTATCAAGGTTGTTTAATGGATAAAGAAGATGTTATTACTGTCGATTTATTAGGTAATGTTATGACATGTCAAGATACTGGAGATCTTGGCAAACACAGAATTGGAAATGTTCAAGACTTTGATAATATCAAATTAAATACTGCTTGGCATTGGTCTAATAGAAAAGAGTGTTCAGAATGTCCTGTATTGCAATTATGTGCAGGAGCTTGTATGTTTATGGAAGGAGAAAACTGGTATCATACTTGCAATAATCATTATTACTATTATATAGGAATTCTTGGTGCAGCAATATATCGTATGACCGGTATGGTAGTTTCTGGTGTTTATGGAAAAATAAGAAGACCTGATCCAGAAGAATATGGAATTAAAGAAATTGATTTTACTCATACTGAAATGAAAGATTAGTTAAATGATAGTTTATTGGGCAGTAGATCAAAGATCAAAAGATATTCCATATATTAATTTTTTACCACCTGGTAAAGTTCTTAATGAATCATTAAAAAAACATAAAGATGAAAAATATACAAAATGTCCAGCTTTTATGGATGTATTAAAGAATACTTATTCTTTGAAATTTCCTATAGACTTTGATCTTAATATTGAAGATAATTTTATGAGTAGTGATACTTATAATCCTTCTTATTTTAGTACTTATATTTTACCAAGAGATTATAAAACAAGATTGGCTTCTTTAAAATTTGGTTATTATTTCTTTTGTGAAGAAGAACTTGAAGCAGAAATTAAACATCCTTATTTTATTAAAAATGACTTTGTGGATAAAACAACATTAATACCAGGTAGAATGGATATAGGAAAATGGTTTAGACCATTTGAATGTGCTTTCTTTGTCAGAGATGGAGTCACTAATGTAAATATGCCGGTTGGTGATGTTTATGCTTATTTGGAATTTAAAACTAATGAAAAAATAGAACTTAAGAAATTTTATATGACTGATGAATTTGAAGCCATTGTTGGAAATATTGTTATTACCAGAAAATACAAAAGTGGTTTTTGGCCTTTAAAACGTTACTATGATATGTTTAGAGACTCAAAGGTTAAAAAACATCTTATTAAATTAATTAAACAGAATTTACTAGAAGACTAAATATAAATAAATAAACAATAATAACAATGACCATGGGGAAAGGGAACCGATGGCTGATAAAGATTTTAAAGTCAAAAATGGACTTACTGTAAATTCTAATTTAATTTGGGCCAATAATGGTCAAATAGGGTTTAATACCAGTTCTCCAGATGCTAATGTTACTATTATAGGTAATGCTAATACTCAGGGCAACGTTGCCATCACTGGCACCCTTGGAGTAAGTAATACTATATCAGTAGTAGGTTCTGCAACTTTTGGTAATACCATTTCCGCCAATGGTAATATATATTCAAATGGTTCTATTTTTATACAAGGAATAGCAAACGTCCAGTCTACAATTTATGGATTTGCTAATCTTACTATTACTGGAAATACTAGTTTAGGTAATCAATTAACAGTTGGAAATACTTCTCTTTTCTTAGGACCAACTACTCTTAATGCTGTTGCCACTATGGCAAATAATAGTTATCACAATGGTCCTGCTAGTTTTTCTAATACAATAACAGTTCTTGGCACTGCTAATTTAAATTACACGACATATGTCGGTGGTATATTAACAGTAACTGGAGCCACAACTTTATCCAATACTATTATAACTACAGGTAATGCTACATTCTCTAATTCAGTGACTGTTACCGGTAATGTTATATTCTCTAATACTCTGGTTGTAACAGGAAACGTTACTCTTTCAAATACTATCAATGGAAGAAACGTATACGAATTTCTTGTTGCTAATAACTCTACTCAGTATACTATTACTGGACCATGGAGATTTTCAAACAATCTAACGGTCTCAGCCGGTCTTTTAGATTCTACTGGATATTCCGGTGGTACAGGACAGGTCTTGATTTCAAGTGGTGCAGGTACAGTCACTTGGGGTCCAGTTGGTTCAGCCTCTGTTACCGCACCAGGCGATTTCTACAACAACACTCAAATTATCGTCAATGATAGAGGATCATTAGGCTCTAATGGTTTTTTCACTTATAACAAAGACAATTATACTCTAACGACTCCAGTAATTGTCTGTTCTAATGGTACTCTATCGCTAAATGCTACTTCAAACTATTTCTTTGCTAATGGCTTAATTAGTTTTGGTATTAATAATCCAACAAATAAATTACATGTAGTAAGTTCATTAAATGCTGCAGATGGTATTATTGTAAGAAATACTAATACTGGTGCATCTGCACAATCATATATATCATTTGGCACTTACACAGCTTCTGGTATGAATATAGGTCAGGTTAGCTCTGATAAATCTGGTTATATCAATGTTATTGATAATTCTTATCTAACTCTTAGTTCTAACAATACAGTTAGACAATATATTTCAGCCAATGGTAATATTGGTATAGGTACTTCTACTCCTGCTTATCTTGTAGATATTAATGGTATTGCAAGACATAGTAGTGAAGTAATTAGTACTAGCTATACTACAGGTGGTGGACAGTTCCGTGCGATCTCTGGTAACTATGGAGCCATTATTAAGAATGATGGTACTAGTTTATATATTCAAGCAACTGCATCTGCAAATCAATATGGTTCAAACAGTGCGTTGAGACCGTTCTATTTTAATCTTGGGACCGGCGCTGTTAACATCGATGCCACTGCAGCTGGAACTACTTTTGGTGGTACGATTAGTTCTGGCGCTATTTCATCTTCTGCTGGTTTGTCTGGAACTACTGGTACTTTCAGTTCTACTGTTTCTTCTACTCCAGGTGGTTCTTTAGGTCTTAATATAAATGGTTCGAGCTGGATGATCGGACTGCAGCTCAACAGTGGTACAGTATCAAGAGTATATAATGATGGAACACCAAGATGGTATTTTGAACATAGACCGTCGTTCGCAGGTAACATTGCGCTAGATGCTGGTAACTATAATTCATATGCTCCATCATTAACTGGCGCCGGAGCTTCTGGTAACTGGAACATCAACGCAGTCGGTCTTACAGGTTACACCATCAATCAGAATTTAGGTACCGGTAATGCCCCATCATTCACTGGTCTTAATGTTACCAATGGTGATCTTACAGTCTATAGATCAGGTGGTACTTCAGGTGTATTGTACTTAAATAGTGCGCAAACTAGATATCTTTATTGGGACAATACAAACTATAATCTAAATGGCGCTAATCTAGTTATTAATGGATCAACAGCGTTACACGCTGGTAACTATACGAGTTATAATAACTGGGGTGGTACAGCTCTATATGCTGAAAGATTCTATGACTACTATAGCCAAGGGTACTTCTGGTTAGGTCGCGGTCAGTCAAGAATGAGTTCTGTTAATCTTGATGTTAGTGTTTGGAATTATTCATCAGACAGTTGGCCAAGATTATATTTTACTAATGGTGATCGTACTACTTATAGAGGTGGTACCACAGCTCAATGGGTGCATGAATTCCAAACAAATGATGGTACAGCTAGATGGTTAATGGCAAATTCTGGTGATTTTTACGCGCAAGGTAATATTACAGCGTATTGGTCATCAGATATAAGACTTAAAGAAAATGTTAAACCAATAACAAATGCTCTTAATAAGATTAATAAAATAAACGGTGTAGAATTTGATTGGAAAGATGATTATTTAGATAGTCTATCAGTAAAAGATCCATATTATATTAAAAAGCATGATGTTGGTGTTATTGCTCAAGAAATTGAAGAAGTATTACCACAGATCGTTTCAACTAAAGAAGATGGAACTAAAGCTGTAAGATATGAAAAGATTGTTGCTCTATTGATTCAAGGAATAAAAGAACTTTCCGATGAGGTTAATGAATTAAAGAAACAGGTTAAAGGAAACTAAAATGACAGTTACTTACACTTGGGAAATAACTCAATTACACGTTTCTGATCTTCCAAATAATCCAAATACAGTAGCCAGTATATCTTGGAGAAAGATTGGTACTAGTGAAGATGGTGTTATTGGTATTTATGAAGGTGGAACTAGATTTGATTTAGATGCCGTATCTATTGCTCTTGGAACTAATTCAGGTTTTAAATTTACAGAATTTAGTAAATTAAAAGAAAAAACATTATTAACTTGGATACAAAAGAATATTAGTCCTGTTGATAATGATCTTATTAATGATGAAATAGATAAAAAGATAAGCATTAATAGGTATGAGAAAAAAAATGTTGATTTTCCATGGGTAAAGAAATAAGGATTAAAGATGGCAATACCAGTAGATAGAAATACTTTTAAAGAGTACTGCCTTCGTAGATTAGGTAAACCTTTAAATGAAGTAAACATCGATGATGATCAGTTGGATGATCGTATTGATGATGCTCTTCAGTATTTCTGGGACTATCATTTCTCTGGTTCTGAAAAGACATATTATAAATATCAGATTCAACCACAAGATCAGACTAATAAGTATATAACATTACCAGATAATATTATTGGTGTTGTTAATATGTTTCCAGTTGGTCAGGCTTTAAATACAAATAATCTATTCAATATTCGATATCAAATAGCATTAAACGATCTTTATACTCTTACATCAGTTTCTATGGTTCCATATTATATGGCTTTGCAGCATGTTCAATTTCTTGAACAGATGTTAGTTGGTCAGCAACCTTTAAGATATAATCGTTATATTAATCGTTGCTATATTGATATGGACTGGAGTATTGTCAATCCTGGCGATTATATTATTCTTGAAGCGTATCAGGTAGTTGATCCAGCAGTTTATACTAAAGTATGGACAGACCGTTGGCTCCAAAGATATGCTACTTGTTTAATCAAACAACAATATGGTACTAATCTTAAAAAATATGGTTCAATGCCACTACCTGGTGGTATTACTTTTAATGGTCAAAAGATATATGATGAAGCAACTGAGGAGCGTAAAGAATTAGAAGATGAAATGATCAACAGTTACAGCTTGCCAGTTACGGACATGATCGGGTAAGTGATACACTTGTATAAATACCTCTATAAACAGGAGGTATAAAATGGAAAAATATGGATTTATATATATTTGGTTAGATAAGAAACACAAAAGATATTATGTTGGCGCTCATTTTGGAACTATAGACGATGGATATATATGCTCTTCTGGTTGGATGAATAGAGCGTATAAAAAAAGAACAAATGATTTTAAACGCCGCATAATTATATCTAATATTAAAACTAAAGAAGAACTATATTTAGTTGAGCATCATTGGCTATCTTTAATAAATAAAGAAGAATTAGGTAAACGATACTACAATCTTCGCAATCATAAATTTGGTCATTGGAGTGAAGAAAATAATTTAAATAAATTATCTATCAAAGAAAAGATATCGATAAAGACAAAAGAAGCGATGCAGAATCCAGAAGTTAGAGAACGATATCTAAAAGGTCTTAAGACTAGAGATAATAGATCTTCTGAAATAGAAGTAAGAGAAAAAAGAAGTGCTTCTATGATGGGTAAGAATAAAGGAAAAGATAATTCAAAGGCTATAGCAATTTCTGCTGAGATGAGAAGAGGAAAGCCATTATCTGATGAGCACAGAAATAAGATAAAATGTACCACAGTTTTTAATGATATAAATAATAAAAAAATTAAGTGCACTTATTGTGATTTCATTGGTAATCCTGGTAATATAGGAAGATATCACAACGAGAGATGTAAAAAGAGATAATAGTTAATGGCAACGAGCGTATTCTTTAACAACTTCGGTGCTTCTCAAGAGCAAGATCTGTTAAATAATCTTATCATAGAATCAATAAGGATCTATGGTAACGACGTATATTACATCCCACGTAAGTTAAATCACTATGACGACGTATATGGTGCTGACGATCAGTCATCATACGAACAGGCTATTCTTCTAGAGATGTATATTGAATCCTATGATGGGTTCAAGGGTGACGGTAATTTCATGTCAAAGTTTGGCATCGAGATTAGAGATCAAGTTACTTTCGCAGTCGCAATGAGAATATTTGATAACGAAGTTGGAAATATAACGACTCAGCTAAGACCAAACGAAGGCGATCTTATATTCTTTCCACTGAACAAGAAATGTTTTCAAATCAAATATACTGATAAATTTGAGATGTATTATCCATTAGGTGCGCTGTATCTATGGAAGATGACGTGCGAGTTGTTTGAATATTCTAACGAGAGAATATCAACAGGTATCCCAGAGATCGATGCGCTTCAAACTAAGTTCGACATCAACGCTATCGATTGGACTATTAAAGATCAAACAGGTAATATGATTTTAACAGAAGATGGAGATTATCTAGTATTAGAAGGTTCATCTACTTCAGATCTTGTCGTGTCTGATGATTCAAAACAAATACAAAAAGAATCAAACTCGTTTGTAGACTTCTCTATAACTGATCCGTTTAGTTTGGGTAACATATAATGTTCGGCCAGACTTTTTACTTCTCAACTATTCGTAAATATGTTATTCTTGTTGGAACGCTATTCAACGACATTTGCGTCGTAAAGACAGATCCAAAATCAAACAATGAAGTATCATTAGTAAGAGTTCCTATCACGTACGGGCCAAAAGACAAGATGCTCGCTCGTGTGTTTCAAGACCCTAACATAGACAGACCTACTGCTACTTTTCCTCTACCAATGATATCTTTTGAGATGGGAAAGATGTCATACGATGGCACAAGAAAGCTTCATACGATCGGTAAAGTATCAAATAAAAGCGATCTAACGACAGAGCAGAGTATATTTAGATACCAGTACAACCCAGTTCCATATAACATAGACTTTAAAGTTCATATATATACTAAGAATGTCGAAGACGGCACAAAGATCATCGAACAGATACTTCCGTATTTTACTCCTGACTGGACGACAAGAGTAAAACTCATTCCAGAAATGAATATAACTATGGATATACCGGTAGTACTCACTGATATATCGTATGAAGACAACTATGAAGGAGATTTAAAAGATAGAAGGCAGATAATATGGACTCTGGATATGGTCGTAAAAGGCTATATCTATGGACCAGTAAAGAAATCTGGTGTTATCAAATTTGTCAATGTTGATTTCTTTATTCCACCAGTCGCCGATGGTCAGCTACCATCAGCAGTAGGTAATAGCTCATCTGAGTATAAATTTACAGTGCAGCCTGGTCTATCTAATACTGGACAACCTATAAATTACAGTGGTAGAGCAAACACTAATACAGGCACAGTCCCGTATCAAGAAATACAGGCGTCAGACGACTATGGATTTATTACACAGATCTATGATATAGCAGCTGAAAATAATTCTGTAGTTTCTACAGTACAGTTGACTGGTGATCTTATTACAATAACAGTAGACAGTAGCGTAACGATTGATACTTCATATATTGAGAAAACATAATTGATTGGATAAAATAATGCAAGATGATGATGAAGATCCCATCGGAAAAACGTTGGGTTTGGAACCATTGGAAAATAAAATTGATGTAATAGACAAGATGTTGATCGAAAGTCATGATGATTCTGCGTCAAAAGATTTCGAGACAGCAAGGGCAAACTTACACGAAATGATCAACGATGGTAAAGAAGCGATGTTCAAACTGGCAGAGATAGCGTCTTCTAGTCAGCATCCTCGCGCGTTTGAAGTATATGCAAAGCTCATGGATACTATGATCCAGGCTAATGAGAAACTGTTAGATATGCAAGAGAAAATAAGAGAAATTAGACATGCTGATTCTCCAATGAACGAGCAGGCCAAGTCAGTAACTAATAACCTGTTTGTCGGCTCAACAGCAGAGTTACAAAAAGTATTGAAAGATATGAAGAATAATGAGTGAGTTTGAATTTAAAGGATATAAAGGTAATGTCCTACTAAAGAAATCAAATCAATCTATAGAATGGACTGAAGAATTAATTCAAGAATATATAAAGTGTTCTAAAGATCCTGTATATTTTACTGAAACATATATGAAAATTATTAACGTTGATGAAGGTCTTGTTAATTTTAAACTATATGATTATCAGAAAGAAATGGTCAATTCATTTAAAGACAATAGATATAGTATAGTAACTACTGCTCGTCAGGCTGGTAAATCAACAACCACCTGTGCATTTATTCTTTGGTACATCATATTTCAACCAGAAAAAACTGTAGCATTACTAGCTAACAAAGGTGATACGGCTAGAGAAATTCTTGGGCGTGTCCAATTAGCGTATCAGCATCTACCTAAGTGGCTCCAACAGGGTGTCGTAGAATGGAATAAAGGATCATTTGTTCTAGAAAATAACTCTAGGGTTATAGCCGCAGCGACATCTGCATCTGCAATTCGTGGTTATTCTATTAATCTACTATTCATCGACGAAGCCGCGTTTATCGATAATTGGGACGAATTCTTTACATCAGTTTATCCTACGATCTCTTCTGGTACTGAGTCAAAGATCATACTTGTCTCTACACCAAATGGTCTTAATCACTTTTATGCTACATGGGCAAATGCACAAGAAGGAAGAAATGGATATAATCCAATTCTTGTACATTGGCAAAAGGTTCCTGGTAGAGACGAAGAATGGAAAAAGAATACTATAGCAGGTATGAACTTTGATTTAGAGAAGTTCAATCAAGAATATAATTGTGAATTCCTAGGCTCTTCCGGAACTCTCATTTCCGGCTGGAAGCTAAAAGAATTAGTTCATCAAGCGCCAATGGTAGAGAAAGAAGGTCTAATACAATATTTTCAACCCGAGAAAGATAACGTTTATATGATGGTCTGCGACGTTTCTCGAGGTAAAGGTTTGGATTACTCAGCGTTCCAGCTACTTAACGTATCTAGAATGCCTTATCAGCAGACATGCGTATACAGAAATAACGCAGTTACGCCTGTAGACTATGCTGAGGTAATCCATAGAGTAGCGAAAGCATATAATAATGCTTCTGTTCTGGTTGAAGTCAATGACATCGGTGAACAGGTTTCGCACTCTTTACACTATGATTTTGGCTATGAAAATGTATTGTTCACAGAAAACGCCGGACGATCTGGTAAAAGGATCACCGGTGGCTTTGGTGGAACTGCTGTCGATAAAGGCATCAGAACTACTAAGGTTGTTAAGTCTGTTGGTTGCTCTATTTTAAAATTATTAATAGAACAAAACCAATTTATTGTTAACGACTTCCATACGATCAACGAGTTATCAACGTTCTCTAAGAAAGGAAATTCTTATGAAGCAGAACCTGGTAAGCACGATGATCTGGTTATGTGTCTAGTGCTTTTCGCTTGGCTTTCCGAACAACAATATTTCAAGGATTATACTAATATTAATACCTTGAATTCTTTAAGAGACAAAACTGAGGAGGACATGGAACAAGATATGGCCCCCTTTGGATTCATGCTTGATGGAAGAGATGGTTTCGTCGATGAAGAATATGTGAAATATCATCCTGATGCGTGGATGTGGCAAGAACAACACGACTTCTAACGATAAAAGACAAGAATTAATAAATATATCTAAATTTGGTGTATTAATTCTTGTCTAAAAGGAGATAAAAATGGCTACTTTACTTAGTCCAGGTGTAAATGTTACCGAAATTGACCTAACTACTATAGTACCTGCAGTTGCAACTTCAACTGGTGCTATCGCTGGTCTTTTCCGTTGGGGTCCAGTTGGTGAAAGAGTTCTAATCGATTCAGAAACTAATCTTGTTAAAAGATTTGGTTATCCAACTAACTATAATGCAGAAACATTCTTCACTGCCGCTAACTTCTTATCATATACCGACGCTCTTTATGTGGTTCGCGCAGCTAATACTTCTGGCGCAGTAGCCTCACAGAGCTTCTTTGCTAATACAGTCAGTAACACAGTTTCCAATAACATCTTTATTGTCGTTTCTGGTAATACTAGCGGCATCTCATCAGGTATGTATGTTACTCAAACAGCTAATCCTAACGTTGTTACTGCAGCTGCAACTACGACTGTTACACAAGTAATTAACTCAACTGCTATTCAATTATCAACATCAGCAAATACTAGTACTTCTGCTAACCTTTATTTTGGTTGGCCACAGACTAACTATTCTGCTCTTGGTTTAGAATCAGGAACTTTTGTTTCTAATCTAGTTAATCAGATTATCACTAATGAAGTTGATTATCAAACTACTATTTCTTCCGGTAATTTCCAGAATGGTGTACAGTATATTGCAAAATATCCTGGCGCTATTGGTAATTCTATTAGAGTATCAGTTGTAGATAACGCTACTTCTTATTCTTCAAACATTGCTCTTACACCAAATAACGTTATTACTGGTAACGTAGTCATCGCTGTTGGTTCTAATGCAGCAGCTCTATCATTTATCGGTGATACTTCAGGTGTTTACGCAGCTAATGTCGTATCACAGATTCAGATCGGTGATCAGTTACAGTTTGGTAATACATCAATCAACCTACAATATATGCAGGTTACTAGTGTTTCTAACGTATCAACAAACGGTACTGGTTCATCTGTAACATTGAATTTCCAAGTTCCATATAGATTATCTTCAAATTATTCTTCTAATGTTGTTAGCAGAAATTGGGAATTCTTTAATGCAGTTGGAACTGCTCCAGGTCAATCACGTTGGCAACAGTATAATGGTAATACTGCTGCTAAAGATGAGCTTCATGTGGTTGTTGTTGATAATGGTGGCTTATTTACAGGTACACCTGGAACTATTCTTGAAACATTTAAAGGCCTTTCAAGAGCTACTGACGCCCAGACTGCTGATGGCAGCACTAACTACTATGTTAATGTTCTTAATCAGAATTCAGCTTATATCTGGTGGGCAAACGATAGAGGTTTAGCTCCATCAAATACCGCTATGAATCTAGTATCATCATCATCATCAGCTCCTGGTAATTACCAGTTTGCTCTTGGTTCAGATGGTCTTGCTGAAGGAAGTGTTGATCTATCAACACTTGCTACAGGTTATGATCAATTTGCTTCAAAAGAAGATGTTGATATTTCAATCATTCTTCAGGGTCGTCCATTAGGTGGTACTACAGTAGTAAATGGTCAAACAATCACTAATTATCTTCTAGCTAATTATATCATTGATAACATAATTGAGAGCAGAAAAGACTGTGTTGTTGCAATCTCTCCTGATAAGTCAATAACTTTAAATAGCTATGGTCTTCAGTCAACTGGTCTTGTTAACTGGAGAAACGCTATCCATGATAGTTCATACGCTGTTCTAGACTCTGGATATAAGTATCAGTATGATCGCTATAATGATATCTATCGTTGGCTTCCATTAAACGGCGATATTGCTGGTCTAATGGCAAGAACTGATCATACTAACGACGCTTGGTGGTCACCAGCTGGTTTCAATCGCGGTCAGATCAAGAACCTTGTTAAACTAGCATATAATCCAAAACGCACTGATAGAGATCTTATATATGTTAATGGTATTAATCCTGTAGTAACTTTCCCTGGTCAAGGTACTGTTCTATTCGGTGACAAGACTCTACAATCAAAACCATCTGCATTCGATAGAATCAATGTTCGCAGACTATTCATTGTCCTAGAAAAGGCGATATCTCAGGCTGCTAAATACTCTCTATTCGAGTTCAACGATTCGTTTACTAGAGCTCAATTTAAGAATCTAGTAACTCCATATCTTAGAACTATTCAAGGTCGTCGTGGTATCACTGACTTCTTAGTAGTCTGCGATGAGACTAACAATACTCCTCAGATAATTGATTCAAATCAGTTCGTGGGCGATATCTATATTAAGCCAGCAAGAAGCATCAACTTCATTCAGCTTAACTTCATCGCTGTTGGAACTGGTGTTCAGTTCTCTCAGGTCGTTGGCCAGTTTTAATAAATAAATAAAACTCTAAGGGAGTACAAAGATGCCATTTAATATAGACGCCTTCAAAGCAAATGGTCTGGTATACGGTGGTGCCAGACCATCACTATTCAACATTAGATTATTTCCACCTGCAGGTATTGGTATTGATAACGTATCAGTTCAGAAGTTTAGCTTTGTAGCACGTGCTTCTGAGCTACCAGCTTCAGAAATCGCTTCTTTCGACGTTCCTTATTTTGGAAGAAAGATTAAAATAGCTGGTGATAGAACTTTTGCTGACTGGCGCGTGACTATCATGAACGACGAAGATTTTGCTGTTCGCTCGTTGTTTGAGGCTTGGTCAAACGCTATCAATCGTATGGTCGCTAACGTTCGCGATCCAGCTGTAGATGGTGAACTTTATAAAACACAGATCGAAGTCATCCAATATGGCAAAGATGGTTCAGAGCTAAGATCATACTACTTAGTCGGTGCTTTCCCAACAGTCATTGACGCTATTCCACTCGATTGGAATTCAACTAACGCTGTTGAAGAATTTGCTGTAACTTTCTCATATGATTATTGGTTACCAAATGTTGAATCATCAGCATTTAAAGCTGGTGGCGTAAATCTTTATGGTAATCGTGCAGTATCTGACGGACCACTTGGTCCAGCTTAAGATATAAATATTTTTATACTTTGACAAGAGGGGAGTTATTCTCCCCTCGTATTTGGAGAATTAAATGGCAGTATCCTTATTCGGATTTGAATTCAAGCGCAAAACTCAAGATCAAGATCCAATTCCATCATTTACTCCTAAAGAGTCAGACGATGGAGCTGTTGTCATTGCTGCAGGTGGTGCATATGGTACATATGTAGATCTTGATGGTACTGTTCGAACAGAAGCAGAATTAGTAACAAAATATCGTGAAATGTCACTCCATCCAGAGTGTGATGCTGCAGTCGATGAGATTATCAATGAATCTATATCTATTGACGACGATGATATTGTCACTATTGATTTAGATGATATCCAGCTCTCAGAGAATGTTAAAAATGCAATCACTGATGAATTCAATAATTGTCTAAAGATTTTAGATTTTAAAAATCATGCATATGAGATATTTCGTCGTTGGTACGTGGATGGAAGATTATATTATCATGTTATTGTGGATCCAAAAGATATCAAAGCTGGTATTAAAGAAGTAAGATATATCGATCCTCGTAAGATCCGTAAAGTTAGAGAAATTTCAAAGAAAAGAGTCGCTTCAGAAAATCCTGGTGATGCATCAATTTCTAAAGTAGTCAATGAATACTTTATCTTTAATGATAAAGGTTTTAACTATGGTAATAAAGTCGTAGGTCCATCAACAACCGGTTTAAAGATCGCTAAAGATTCTATTCTACATATCGTTTCTGGTCTTACTGATAACCAAGGAACAATGGTTCTTTCTTATCTTCATAAAGCTATTAAAGCGCTAAATCAGCTTCGCACGCTAGAAGATGCGTTAGTAATTTATAGACTATCGCGCGCTCCTGAACGTCGTATCTGGTACATTGATGTTGGTAATCTACCAAAGATGAAGGCTGAGCAGTACGTTCGCGATATTATGGTTAAACATAAGAACAGACTTATATACGACGGCAATACCGGTGAAGTAAGAGACGATCGTAAGTTTATGACTATGCTTGAAGACTACTGGCTCCCAAGAAGAGAAGGCGGGCGTGGAACTGAAGTAACAACACTTCCTGGTGGTCAAACATTAGGTCAGATGGATGATGTTCTATACTTTCAAAAGAAATTCTTAAACTGTCTCAATGTTCCAGTATCTAGACTTAATTCAGATGCATTATTTTCATTAGGTCGTGCTACTGAAATTACACGCGATGAATTAAAATTTGCTAGATTTGTTATTAGATTAAGAGCTAAATTTACTCTATTATTCCTTAAGATGTTAGAAAAGCAACTTGTGCTCAAAGGTATTATGACAGTAGAAGATTGGCATAAGATTGCTAATCTTATTAAATTCGACTATGCTAAAGATAATTACTTCACAGAATTAAAGAACGCAGAGATAACTCAAAACAGAGTTCAACTAGCGGTGTCTATGCAGGAAGTTACTGGTAAATACTATTCGCACGAGTGGGTACGCAAGAACGTCCTTATGCAGTCTGATGAAGATATTAAAGAAGAAGATAAGCAGATAAAGAAAGAAGATAATTCACAAGAGCCAAGATGGTTAAATCCAGCTATCGAGCAGAATGTCCAAATGCAACAACAGATGGATATGCAAAACCAGCAGATGCAGCAGGCTCAAGATGAGCAACAACAAGGTGATGAAGATCAGTCTCCTGAAGACAGTAAAAAGATGGAAGAAATTAGAAACGCTCTTATATTCGTTAAACAGATGAAAGAAAAAGGTAAAACAAATCGTTCTATGCAAGATGAATCAAAATATAAAGCCGCTGTCCAATTGCTAGCAAAAAATCAAGATATTGTGCAATCAATCGGTCTACCTAAATCAGCAGCAACTGGTGGTCAATAATTGGAGAAATTAAATGTCTGATCTCGATAAATATACTATACAAGATTTAATCTCTAATGCTTCTGAACAGCAACCAATTGAGTTTGAGAACACGTTTAACTCATTGTTATTAGACAGAATCAGAGGTGCAGTAGAGGATAGAAAACAAGAAATTGCAGCTTCAATGTTTAATAACGTTGAAGTCGGAGAACCAGAGGAAGAATAAGAATGGCAAAGCATCTTAAGGTCATTTTAGAAGATAAACGTCTAGAAGGCGTTAAGAAGTCAACTGTTGAACCAGGTTCTACAGGCGTTGAACCTGGTGTGGACTACAAACCAAAAGCACCGGACGATCAAGAGTTCGTATCAATTCATAAAACAGAAAAGCATGCTAGTAGAGCAGGTAATGGTCCTGACGTTTTTGCGGGAGCTAAGCAGAAGCCGTCGCTGTCTGATCCTAAAAATAAACATTTAGGTTATAAAGATCTAAAAGACGCGATGAAAGTAAATGAAGCAGCTGCATGCAATGAGTCACCAGCTGGAACTAAATGTCCAATGCACGGACTAGACGACTGTTCTGGTACTACTGGCAAGAGCAAGAATCTACTGCTTGATAAAAAAGTTGATGAAGAAGTCAGTGTAGATGAATCTATAGCTGATCGTAAAGCGCACAGCGACCGTATGCACCTTATTCATAAGACCGGTAAGACCGAAACCGGTATGGTTGCTAACAAAACTCTAAGAGACAAAGCTCACGCTTTCGTCGCGCAGAGACAAAAGATGATTAAAACGACTGCAAAAGAAGACGTTCAGATCGACGAAGTATTAACATCTAAAGATCCAGCTTCAAAGTGGATTCACGACTTCGTTCATTCAGATAATCCTAAGTTTGCTGGTAAATCTAAGAAAGAGCGTCAAAAACAAGCTCTCGCAGCATACTACTCTAAGAAGCGTTCTGTAAAAGAAGACGCTGCAGAGCCTATGCTCGAGGGTGGTAAGAAAAAGAAGATTAAAAAAGAAGATGGTCAAATTATGCCAGCTAAAACAGACAGTGGTGTAGCTGACGATGCGGGGAGAGTATTATGATAATTAAACCACAGGGTGCGGAGATATCAATTGCTACAGCAAACACTGTAGCTAATTCGTCGCTGGTAAGAGTCATCAATACCGGCGCGGCCGCTGTGCTTCACTTTAAAGATAGTACTGGATCAGAATATGCCAATCTGACTGTTTCGAATGCTCAATATGTTGTCGTTCAAAAAAACGTAGCAGACACGTTAACTGGCGCTAATATGTTAGCAGTTCCAGTAGCGTTTAAGTATTAAGGAACAGAAATGAAACTAATATCAGAACTAGTAGAAGAAACAAGCTTCATTACAGAGATAAATGAAGCTGGTAAGAAAGAGCACTATATCGAAGGTAGATATATCGCTCTTAATAAACCAAATAAGAATGGTAGATACTACGCTGAAAAGCATATAGCTCCTGAAATTGGAAGATATATCAAAGAAGTAATCAATGCTAAAAGAGCGTTTGGTGAACTTGGTCATCCACAGGGTCCAACGATTAATCTTGATCGCGTATCACACATAATCACCGAGCTTAAAAAAGATGGTGATTACTACGTCGGTAAAGCTAGAATAACAGAAACTCCAATGGGAGAAATAGCTAAGGGATTGATGAGCTCAGGCGGTCAGCTTGGTGTATCTACACGAGGCATGGGTTCTCTTCTAGAGAAAAATGGTGTAATGGAAGTCCAGCCTGACTTTAAACTATCGACTGTCGATATCGTTTCAGACCCATCAGGTCCAGGTTGTTTCGTCAATGGTATTATGGAAAATGTCGAATGGATATATGATCCTGTTAAGAATTCTTGGCATGAAGAAAAGCTTCATGAGATGAAAAAAGAAATTCATAAGATGACTAAAGAACAGATAGAAGCAAATAAAATTGCGATGTTTGAAAATTATATTGCTTCTTTAACGGTAAAAGATTACTTAATATAAATAATTATAAATTTCAATAAGGAGACTATTCTAATGGCTAATTTAGAAAACGAAAAAGACTTCGAAGACAATGTCACTACTGACGAAGTCGTTGAAGAAGAGGTTGAAACTGTAGAAGAAGGTACAGTCGCAGCCGATACTCTTAAGACTCACGCATCAGCTGATAAGTCAAACGCTGCAGGCGATGACAAAGCTGTAACTACTTCAAAAGTAGCCATGATGAAGAATATGACTCATCTAATGGCCGGCATGGATAAAGTAGATCTCGTCGATTTCTTTAATAAGACTATGTCACAGTTTGGTCCAGGAAAAGACCACGGTGTTGGTGATAAGTCTGCTTCAAACCAGGCAACGGTCGATACTACTTTAGGCAAAGGTCCAAAGACAAAAGACGCTACGCCAAAACTAGACTCAAAGAATCATTGGGCTGAAGACGTCGAAGAGATGTTCGTCGGTCAAGACCTTTCAGAAGAATTTAAAGATAAAGCTTCTACACTATTTGAGGCTGCTGTATCTGCTAGAGTAATCGCTGAGCAGGTTCGTCTTGAAGAAGAATTTGAAACTAAACTCGCTGAAGAAGTTGCAGTTATCAATGAAGAATTGAGCGCAAAGCTTGATACTTATCTCGACTACGTCGTTGAGAATTGGATGAAAGAAAACACAGTCGCTATCGAATCAACTCTACGTAACGAGATTATGGAAGAGTTTATCGACGGTCTTAAAGGTCTATTTGCTGAGCATCACATCAGTGTTCCAGAAGAAAAGATAGATGTTCTAGAAGCTCTTGCTAACAAGGTTGATGTTCTTGAACAGAAACTCGATGAAGCTATCACTAAGAATTCTGAGTTAGAAGAAATTCTAATTGAAGAAGCTAAGAAAGATATCTTCGAAGAGATTTCTTCAGATCTTGCGCTAACTCAACAAGAAAAGTTTGCTGCTCTTGCCGAAGGCATTGAGTTTAATGGTGATCTTGATACTTATACTAAAAAGTTAAAGATTGTTAAAGAGAACTATTTTAAAGCTCCAGCTGCTCCCTCTTCAAATATAACTGAAGAGACTTTTGAGGGTGATGACACTGACACTGTTGTTTCTGTCGATCCAAGCGTAAATCGTTACGTTCAAGCAATTGCAAGAACTGTAAAGAAATAATTTTATAAATAATAAAATAACCTTAGTAAAGAAAGGAAAATAAATGTATCTAGCTGAGGAAATCCAAAACAAGTGGGCTCCAGTACTTGACCACGACGCTCTCGGTGCTATTAAGGACCAGCATCGTCGTTCAGTCACTGCTGTAATGCTCGAAAACACACAGAAGGCTCTCCGTGAATCTGCCGCTCATGGCGATTATCAGACTCTTACTGAGACTTCTTCACTAACTCCAGTCAACGCAATGGGCGCTTCAAGCTCAACTACTGGCGCTGGCGGTATCGATACTTTCGATCCTGTTCTAATCAGTCTAGTTCGTCGCGCTATGCCTAACCTCATCGCTTACGACATCTGCGGCGTTCAGCCAATGACTGGTCCAACCGGCCTTATCTTCGCTATGCGTTCACGCTACAGCAACCAGACTGGTACCGCTGCTTCCGGTGACGGCAATCAGCCAGGTAACACTGCATCAAACGAGACTTTCTATAACGAAGTTAACGATGCGTTCACAGGTGCTGGTGGTCTAACAGGCGTTGACGCTAATACTTTCGGTCTTGGCTTCAAGGGCACTATTCCTGGTGCAACCAACACTACACCACTTACTGCTACTAATACCTATAACACAGGTACTGGTATGTCTGTATCACAGGGTGAGTCACTCGGTGTTGATTCAGGTAACACTTTCCCACAGATGGCGTTCTCAATTGAGAAGGTTACTGTTTCTGCTAACACTCGTGCCCTTAAGGCTGAGTACACTATGGAACTTGCTCAAGATCTTAAAGCAATCCATGGTCTAGACGCTGAGACTGAGCTTGCTAACATTCTTTCAGCTGAGATTCTTGCTGAAATCAATCGTGAAGTAGTTCGTACTATCAACATCACTGCCGTTCCAGGCGCTCAGGACAATACAACTACTGCTGGTGTATTCGATCTTGACACCGACTCAAACGGTCGTTGGTCAGTTGAGAAGTTCAAGGGTCTTATGTTCCAGCTCGAGCGCGAAGCTAACCAAATTGCTAAGCAGACTCGTAGAGGGAAAGGTAACATCGTTATCTGTTCTTCAGACGTTGCTTCTGCTCTACAGATGGCTGGTGTTCTCGACTACACTCCTGCCCTTAACTCAAACCGTCTAGAAGTTGACGATACTGGCAATACTTTCGCCGGTGTTCTCAATGGTCGTCTAAAAGTCTACATCGACCCATACGCTATCGGTGGTAACTACATCACTGTCGGCTATAAAGGTTCGAGCGCTTTTGACGCTGGTCTTTTCTACTGCCCATACGTTCCACTTCAGATGGTTCGTGCGGTTGATCAGTCAACTTTCCAGCCAAAAATTGGCTTCAAGACTCGTTACGGAATGGTTGCAAATCCATTCGCAGAAGGTCTAACTAAGGGATACGGCCGTCGCCAGATCTCAACTAACGTATACTATCGTCGCGTTATTGTCAATAATTTGATGTGAGGTATCACAATTCAGTCATATTTGGCTGATAAAAATAACCAGGGGGTTCATCTCCCTGGTTATTTTATTGTCCGTCGCGAGGTACGAACTCCACGGACTCTATGTCTATACAGATGAGTGGAAACAACAAAACGCAGAGCGTATGAGAGAGCAGTGGTCAGACCCAAACAATGAGAGACGCAAGAGAGTATCAGAAGCCACCAAGAAGCGTTGGGAAGAATTTCGAAAAAA